TATGGAACCGCATCCCGCCGCAGTATGGGATGGAGAGGGCTTGGACAACCATCCACACTGGGGCATTCGTGCAGTCTGTTTATGACTCCCCAGAAGCCCTCGCCGATGCGTTGATTGAAGAGGAGGGGTAGAGATGGAGACTGAGAAGCCACCACACACGGCGACTGCATTTCTCGATGAGGCTGCTCGATCCGATGATAGAAATCGGCAGAGGCAGGAGGCGGCAACTACCAATAAACGCATCGAAGAACTGACTGATGCGCTCGCAGTGAGGAAAGACAATGAGCGCATCGCTGAACTCGAAGCAGAACTAGCAGAGGCAAAGATGAAGGCGGCTCGGTGGGATGCGTTGATTGAGAGATTGCCGCGCTTGCCTGTATGAAGACGAGCCAGACAATTCGCCCCTGTGCGCGCTTTGTAGAAAGGAGGCCTCTGGCAATATGTCCGGCTGGCACGCGATGAAGAAGGCCCCTAAACATGCGCTCGAGAAGGAACCCGATATGCCCCAGACCTCAGTCCCATTCGACCCCTCAGCCCGCCACATCCCCGACTATTACAAAGCCAAGAGGGAAGTCACTCGCGGCGGCAAAGTCATGATCTCGGCGGATGCAGACCCGGCAGATGTAATATTTGCTTTTGGAATTCGCAGTCACGCAATGGGCGAGCTCGTAGCTAAGGCGCTCAGGATGTACCGCAAGCCGGGTACAGATGTTGAGAAAGAGCACTACAAACTGATGGAGCATGCCATGCAGGATCTCGAGGAGTGGCGGCAGAGGCAGGCTGAGAAGGGGCTGGTATGAGCCAAGAAACCTCGCAAGCTGAAGGCAGATGGAAGCTTGGGCGCCCCAGTCGCACTCGCACCTTTAAGTGGTGGGTCAAGCGCTGGACGGCACGCAAGCGGAGGCGGCAGGCGAAGAGGGACCCAGAGAACGCGCCGAAAAAGAATCAATACCAAGGGTATGCGGACTAATCACACCGCCCCATATGCCTCATCACATCCACCACATCTGAAACACTCACCGCCCCGTCTCCGTCCACGTCGTAGCGCTGGCAGCCTGCCCACTCGATAGCCTTCGGTCCATTGCTCGAGGCCTGCTCTGCGCCCTCGGCGGAGACGGCGGTCACCTCCCACTCTGCATCCGTGCAAAGGGGTGGCACCTCGAGATACCAGAGCCCGTCGATCAGCTCGGGCTGGGTTGCGATCTCGAGCGAGCCTCCTTGCCACGTCAGGACGACGCGGTAATGATCGACTTCGACGGGTGAGGGTGGCTGCCGGAAGATCCGTGTATCTCCGGCGGCTGCCATCGCTGCTGTAACGAAGATGGCGAGGAAGGCTAGCCGGATCACTCGGGGAAGATCTGGCCGCAGCCTAGCTCGGTTGCCGCCTTGCCGAGGGCTTTGTGTTCGCGGATCAACTCTACCGCCCTGCCTGCATTGTCTACGCTCGCTGAGATCTCTTCTGCGACCTCGATAGCAAGAGCGGATAGCCTCGAGCATCGGTCCCCTGCTCCGTCTCGAGCGGTCGTGCAGCCGGCCAGGAGAGTGATTGCGGCCAGTGCCGCTAGTACCCTCATCGGTTCCGCGCCTTGCCAAGGTTGGCGCCGAGGGCGTTGATTACCCGCAGCACTACATCGATTGCAGCGTTGTCGGAACTATTCGGAGTGAGGCTCGCGATCATTGCGAAGCTCCCCACGAGCTCAATAAAGACTCTGACGCCTTCTTCTATCTCCATCTTATCCATCTCCCTCTGGCGCCGCTATTGCAGGCGCCCTTGTGATTAATGGCGCTGGCTGGTGGAGCACCGCGCCGAGTGTGTTGAGCGCACTCGTGCCCATGCCGATCCCCCTTGACGCTGCGGCAGCGTTGGCCTCAAGGTGCCCGTCGATCCGGCCGAGATGGCCTGCGATCTCTGCGAGCTCGTGCCTTATCATCCTACGCATAGCTACTATCTCGCTGTTATTGCTCGAGCAGCATTTATGGGCCTCTTCGACTCGAGCCGCGTCGGAAGCCTGGATTTGCGAGTACAGGTAACCCATCACGCCTAGGCAGACGAAGAGGGCTGAGCCTGCGATAGTTAGCAGAGGAGGGCCGTTATCGTCTTGCTTGCTCATAGATCAAACCCCTCTGCGGTGTACCACGCAGCCAGCGCTGTCCATGCCGTGCGATCTGCCCCTGATAGGTTGGCGTCGCAATCTCCAGAGCATAGGTCGGTAGTCTCATCTGGGAGCAAATACAGCGCGTCAGTGGTGGAATAATTACGCACCAGTTTGTAGCCGGCCGTATCCTGTACGACGTAATCCGAACCGCCTGTAGCGTAGACGATTGAGTGAGTGCAGCTCGAATCCCACCCATCAGAAGGGCCGTTCAGGTTGGTCGGGTCAAGCAAGTGCATGAAGCTACACCCGTCGATGTTCTGGCTCGGTGCTTGCTGGCCTTGCCCTACTTCGATCAGTGTTGCGTAGATGTCAGCGCTCGATATGAGAGCAGTAATCGCGCCGGTAGCTTCTACCCCCCACCCGCTAGCTACCATTGGGACATTGATGCCGCAGTCATTGATCGAGCCTTTACATGTGCCCCCGGGCGTTGGCCCGTTGTCGCTCACCCAGATCACGAGCGTATCCGCTAGATCGACACTTGTGAGGAGTTCTGTTAGCTCATCGTCTCCGTAGTCAATCATGTCGACCGTGCAATTCGCCACGGGGGTACAACTCTTCCCGGGTGGCTGGTGAAGCGGCGCATGTACAGGGGTCGCGTAACTCGCAACTACGATCCAGGGATCATTAGACGCAGCCTCGAATGCCGCTATCTGTGCCTGAGCTTCGTCGGTCGTGTAGTCACCGAGGTAGGTCGTTGATGCGGTAACGGTAGCCGGGGCATCTAATACGCCTCCCGTTGCGGTGAATGAGACTTCCTCCCAGTCGGTATAGTCGGTGACCTCGGGGCCGAGGAATCCGCCATACATCTCAGCGCCGAATCGGTGCCAGTCCTGAGTGCTCGACTCAGCGCCGCCCAAGCCGCCCTTGCCTGCCACTCCTGCACCGTAGTGATGCAAACCGTGGAAGATGGTTGGTTCATCAAAGCCAGTGCCGAATGGCCCCCCCACCCCTGTCCTGTAGCCATATTGGCCGGAGAACATAGAAGCGCGGGAGGCGCCACAAACCGCCGACGTAATTGTTTGAGTGAAGTGGACGCCGGCAGACTCTAGGGAATCGAGCTCGGTCGTCTCGGTAGACGCCGCGCCGTAGATGTCGAGCTGACTCTTCCCGATGTCGTCAACGATAACGAGCAGGATATTGGGCGAGTGAAAGCCGCCGATAGACGAGCCTGTGACTGACTGGCCGGATGCGGGAGAGCAGGCAAGGAGGGCTAGGGATAGGGCTAGGAGGAGTCTGTGCATTAGTGGGTGTGTGTATCGTCGGGGATAGTCACCCAGGCAGCAGGGTTGCCAGCGCAGACGTAGAATTGAGCGCCAGACGCAGCGTTACCGTCAATGTAGATCTCGCCGCGCTCTCCTACCTCATCGCAATCAGTAGAGACGGGAGAGGCATTCGTTGACCTCACCTTATCCGCAATGAGATTCGCCGCACCTTGAGCCTCCATGTCCCCGCCTGAGGTAACAAGAATGTAATCCGTCGGAGTCGTACCGGGTGCAGTGTTGCCGCCTAGCACGAGATACCCAGTGCCGCCCAATCCTTCGAGCTGCACCATTGACACTTGAGATCCGCCCACGTCTATCGACTGGAACATCTCACAGTTGCCGGCAGAGGTACACCAACCCACTGCGATCTTGCCTTCGCCGTCATAGGTCGAGTCAGAGTCGAGGGTAAGGGTAGGAGCCACGCTAGCATCAGCGGTGAAGCTTGGAGCCCCGACGGCACCATCAAAGTCATGAACGCCCGTACCGTCGAAAGTGTGGTTGCCCGTCCAAGTGATATTGGCAGTCGTGTCAACACCACCACCCGAGAACGTGCCAGCGGTTGCGACGAAGGGAAGGAGGGTGGTCACTAGAGCAAGGATAAGATTCCGCATCACGCATCCCTCCCTGTGATACTAACGAGCCCTCCGCTGCCTGCGCCTGGCGCCGCCTCTACCTCAAGCCACCACTTGCCGGGGGTAAGAGGAGCGCAATCCCTATCTGAGTCAGTAAGAGAGAATGCCGTATCCACCGGGTGAACAGATCCCGCCTCAGTGCTAGCGGAAATCACCTTCCAGATACGGACCTCTTGACTCCGGTCTGTAGTCGATGCTGTGTCTGATGTCGCGCACACGTCAGCACGGTTCGACACCACCTCGAAGGCGACACTATTCCCAGAGCCTGAGGTAGGCACCGCGAAGTAGCAGGAGCGCCCTCGCCTAACTGCTCTGCATGTTCCAGAGCCGCCTACCTTGTTCGTCAGCTCTACCGAGCCAGAGTCAGCGCCTGCGATAGACGCGAGCGTGCAGGCTATTACTATGGCCGCAAACGCGGCCCCGATTCGTCTCATGTTTCATCTACCCAGATCCCCCTGAGTATTTTATTCAGTGTCGTCTTGCTCGCTCTTGTCTTCTACGTGCCTGCCGCTGCCTGCATAGATCGCCGCTGGCCTGGCCGTAGCCCGAATGCGTCGGACGTGAGCCTTGACCTCTTCCTCTGTCGCATTGGCGAGTAGCTTCTTTAAGTAGGGCGGGTCCATGACGGCTCTGCCCATCTCTTCAAGGATTTCCACCTCGTTCATGACGTTAGTCATCTGGCGAAACAGGGCCGTGCTGCCCGCTGCTGCTTTCGCGACCACTCCAGCGCCTAGCTTGGAGTTATGGAGAACCGCCGCAATCATGCCCGGATTTTCGACCTCGTCGAGATGAGCGTAGGCAGTGTTCGGCATCTTGGCTGCCGCGTTACGATTAGCGAGTGACGCCATCTCTACTAGCTCGTCATAGTATTCTTTACCCATCAGCCCGGTAAGTAGGTCTCGGATCGGCTCAGGCTTCAATCTGTCTAGAACGAGATCCGGCCTAGCCTGCCTCTGAATACCGTCAGGGGTGAAGACGCTCGCAGGGTCAATCTCGAAGATATCATCCACCACCTGATCCCAGACAGCGCGCCGCAGCCCGTCTTCTAGATCTGGATTGCCACCAGCAAAGCGCTTGAGCTCTGCGACTGCCTTTAGCGGATCCTTTGCGCGCGTTACCGTGTTGATCGAATCGCGGAAATCCTTGCCGAGTAGAGTCGTGGCTAGGGCTCTGTTGTGTTCCTTGATTGAGGTCTCATGCTTGATTCCGGCTGCGTCGAACAGCTTCTTTGCCTCGCTCGAGTCCTTGAGCCTTACCGCGAGCTCTGGATATAGCTTGAGCATCTCGGAATTCTTCTGGAGCCATTTGCGCATTCTCTCGGGGCTGGCCTTCTCAATTACATCGGCTGCCTGAGTGGCCTCGAGATTAAACCCCCCATAGTCGTAGGCATCGCGCAAGAGGTAGTCGCGCATCCCCTTGTCGAGCCCGTCTGCCTCATCGGCTAGCCCGAGTTGGCGGAAGTAGTTCCGAGTCGTCTTCCACTCCTTGACTCGCTCGTCATACTTCCCACCATTTGGATTGGCCCATGAAGCCGCCGCATCACTAGGCGCAGTCTTGCCGTCAAGGATCCTGCCTGAGCCCGTGGCTTTGTCTTTCACCGTCCTCATCATCTGGTGGTAGAAGTCGGTGGCTTCTCGGTATGTGGTGGCGACTGCGGAGGCGTTGCCTCCTCCGGGCAGGAGGAAATTCTCTTGTTTCATCGCTTCGTCGAGAGCATCATCCGTTGTTGCCTTCAGCGTCTGAAGAATCCTCGCGAGTGCGTTATTCCGAGTCGGGCCATTTAGAGACATCTGGATCTCGTCATTCAAGCCCGTGCGGAAATCGCGGAACTCTGCAAAGGACATGAAGTCGGGTCCATCTATTTTGTCTTGGATGAACTTGGGGATGCCGTCCATCCGGGTAGTAGTTGTCTCCCCTAGCTTTGCGAGCTCGCCCTTTAGCCCGTCCTTGAGCGAGGTCGTCTGCACCATTATGCCGTCTTGCATCCCTACAAGCGGCGCGTAGAGATCGGCCGACATCGCCTCCACTTTAGGAATCGCGTCCTCGGTCATGAGCCGAGAGATCGCCTTAGAGGAATCCTGAGCCCTGCCGATCTCGGGCACAGAGCGAGCTGCTTCATCGAGGGCCACCCCTAGCTCGTTATCGAACTGGGCCAGCTTCTTGTCGCTCGCATCCTGCAGGATCTTGCGAACGCTCTCTATGCCTGTGCCGTCGTTTGGCATCGTTCCCCGAATGACTCCTGTCAAATATGCCGCGTTGCTTTCACCGATCTCGAGGCGCTTAGCCAAGAAGGAAGGGCCGTCATTCTTCCCCGGTCGTATCTTCTTGCCCATCTGAGCAATCAGCGTATTGACTACGCGATTGTCTGAGACGGTATCAAGCGTGGGCTGCCAGCCTGGGTATTTCTCCTTTAGCCCTTCAGCTACATCGATTTTCTCGAACAAGTCTTCTGTCGACCCAGTGAGGGCCGTCTCTAGTCGCTGTGCCGCTGGCCCGTAGGCCTTGTCAACCTTTCGCGCGTCTTGGTATTTGTTCACACCCGGCAGAAGATCTCCCGCGTGCTTAGAGGCCATCACAGCGCCGCCCGCAGCATTAGCAGCCAGACTACCACCGACACCGCCCACCATCCGCAGAGCCCCGTCTACAATGGGATTCTCCGAGCCTACAGATGATGCCACAGCATCACCGGCTAACGCACCTATTGAATCAGTGGTGAATTCACGGGCTAGCGCGAGGGCTCTAGGTAGCTTTGCTGCGCCCTTAGCGCCCAGCTTGGCCATAGCGAGACCGCTATTCATGCCTACGATATCGCTAGCCACGCCGCCCAAGAGATTCGCCGCCCTGCCCTCCTTTGAGTCAAGGCCTTCCTCGGTGACTATGCCGAGCTCCCGAAGAGGGGCCTCGAGCTTCTGAGCGTTGCCGGTCATAGCAGGGGGCAGATCTACGGGCGCAGGGTAGGTCTCGCCAGCCTGCACCTGCACGCGCTCTGAAAGCTCTGGGTGTTGCAGCATTTGAGACTGCGCATTGAGCGCCTGGCCGCGCACGATATGGCCCGGCAGATCCATCATGAAACCGCCGACTCCCGCCGCATTCTTTCCCGCGCCTGAGACAAATTGCCGGCCGATGTTCCTAAGGTTCTGTCCGATGTTTGGATCTACAGGGGGCTGGATCGCTGGGGTGCCTGGCATCTGCGGCAGGGTCGCCGCGTCCCATTCCTCCTCTGTGGGCTCGTTATTCGCACCGCCGCCCATAGTGTGGCTCGAGTGAACCGGGCGCCCGAGGTCTATCGCATCCCACTCCTCTGCGGTTGGTTCACTATTACCAGCCATCGATGTCCCCCGAGTCGAGCTCCGCTTCGATCCTGTCGTTCGTGATCTGTATCAGTTCACCCTTTGGAGAATCCGGGCTCTCTCCGCTTACCTGCTTCCAGATCTCAGAGCGACGCTTACTATAGAGGCGATTAAACTCGCCGATGCCCATATGCGAGTTGCCTCCCGTGAAATTATAACGGGCGCCAATCTGCTGAGTGCTAAGCAGGTAACGCCGCCGCCGATTGAACGCCATGAGCTCGCGCGATGTGTTCGCTACAGACATCTCGAAATCAGTCGAATTCATCTCGTAGTTAGGAATACCGGGGAGGATTACCTTAAGCTCCTGCTCACTCATCGCCGAGCCCGCCTTCTCGTGGATTGCCTCGCTCGAGAATCTAGAGAGCGCGTTTTCAAAGTCTTTCGATTTCTTCAAGTGGGCAAGCTGCTCCTCTGACAAATCAACGCCAAGGAATTGCAGCCAGCCAGACCATCGAGCCTTTCCTTTACCTCCCGCAGTGAGGAGATCAGGGGAGTATTTCGTAACCGCGTTATTGAGCCGAAACTGGGCCTCGTCTGTTTTGACGATGTCACCCTCAAGGGCTTTCTGCGTCCCCTTCTGCAGCCCGCCAACTCCCGAGCCCCCTTGGCTTATCCGCGTTCCGTCTGGCAGTGTGACGTTTAGGCCCCCAGCGGGTCTCTGAGGCTTGCCTATAGCGTCGCCCCTGAGCTCGGTCGTCGTCATGCCTGTGCTCGGGTCAAATACCCCTTGTACCGGCCCCACCTCGTTGGCCTTGTTCATTTTGATCTGAGCTTCCAGGGCTAGATCTGGTGGCACCCCCGCCTCTATGGCGTCCCGAAAGCCTCCACCGCTGTTGAATATCTGACCGATAGTCTCCTGATAAGCTTTCGCCTGATACCCCTCCGCCAGCTTCCCAAAGCCTCCAGCCTGCCGCGCCATAGCTCCCGCTGTCTGAGGATCTCGAGCTAGTAGATCGCTCATCTGGAGCGCCTCAGGCGTTCCTATGGCCTGAAATTGGCCCTGCGCTTGCTGGATGATTCCTTGCGCTTGGCTCTTGTCTTGCCGCTGCTGCTGACCGAGCGCGAACCCCTCCGCTGCGTAGCCGAGAGGCCCGATAGGAGCGCTCTGTTGAGGCGCTGGCGCTGATGGTCTGCCGAGGATTCCGTCGTAGATGCCCATTCACGCCTCTCTAGAAAAAGCTCTTGATTCCGCCGGCTAGAGCCCCGAGCCCCGCGCCTGCCTGCATGATGCCGCCCATGATCCCCTGATTCGGAACATTCGCCTTAGTCTGAGCGCTGAGCGCTGTGCCTGCCATGCCGAGCCAAGGGTTGTTGTAGTCCTGGCTATATTCCCACTTGCCGTAGTCCTCAGCGAGGCCCTGAGCGTTGATCGAGCGCTCCTGCCCGCCTAGTCCCGAGAGCATCCCGAGGTTGCCTAGGCGCATTTGATTAGCCTGAGCGTTACCCGCGTTAACAGCCCCCACGGCCTGCAGTTGCCGCCCTGCCGCATTCTCTGCCGCCTGCCGCTGAGCCTGCACATCGCCGTAGATCATCTGCCCGCGCTGGGCTGCCATGTTTGACTCGAAATCAGACGCAGCCTGACCCGCTGCTTCCATCTGCGCTCCGCCCTGGCCGAAGCGAGCTCCATATCGGTGATCGAGATCGCGCAAAGTGTCATTGAATTTCGTCCGCGAGGGGTAGTAGATCGACTGATCGTAATAGTCGTTCATACCCTGCGGGTTCGATTGCCAAGCGGGTTGACCCGAGAGCGCTTGCTGCGATGCTGCCCCTGTGCCCACATGCCCGCTAGCGTTGCCTAGGAGGCCCCCTGCCGCGTTGAATGCGGCAGTCTGATTCCCTGTGGCGCCCGCTGCTATCTGCCCATCGTAGGCGTCCACACCGTGCTGAACATTAGCGCCGACAACAGAAGAGAGCCGAGTAACTAGCTTCTCCTGCTCGGGCGTCATTGTGCTGACGGATTTAGACCCTCCGCCGAAGATGTCTCCCATGAGGCCCATTAGCTCCACCCTCCTTGGTTCCCTGCCGCAAGCAGGCGATGCAAAGTCATAGCGCCCGGATTCGGTAGCGGCGCTCCGGGAGTGATGTTCTGCCTGTACATATGGCCGGGCTGAGCCGCTCTCGCATAGTTGGCGTCGATCATATTCGAGAGCCCTCGATACTCAGGAGACGCGAGCCAGCGCTGGAACTTATCGAGGCCCGAGGGCTCTTCTTGAGGCTGCCATTGCGGCGCCTGTATTTGCCCTTGAGTAGCCTGAGGCTGCCCCTGCGCGGCCATAGGCTGCCCTTGTGGCATCTGCTGCCCCTGTGGTTGCCCTGTCTCTAGTAGGAGGTCTAGAGGCCCCCAGCGGTCGGCGTCATTCATTTTATCCAGTCCTCAAAGTAAACGCGAAGCCCGTGGGCCCACTGCCTGCTGATACGATAATCGAGAGCAGCCACTCACCCGGATACACTAGGCCCGTGTCGCCTGTACTCGTATCGAATGCTGGGGTAGTTGTCGTGCTGAGTAGGTTGCCGGCTGCCGTGTCCCAAGTAATGAAGCGATTCGGGTAGCTCGCAGAGCCCCCGATACGAACGCGGAAAGTGGCAACGCCCGTATTGATGCCATGCCATATCGAGCGGATGTGCCGTGGCTTATGTGAGATCGCGAAGAACTCCTGAACACCTAGCGCAGGGATGTAGGTAGAGTGCGAGATCTCTTCGTCGAGGGCATTAGCGTTTACCGCGCGAGAGAGGTCGCGGAAGTTCCTATCCGCCTGCTCTGCTGTTGCGTCCATGTAGCTAGCGAGGTCCTCATCCTTGCGGAGCTCGAGAGATAGAGGCGGAATATTCATGCCGTCGGCCCCACTGGTCCCATCGGCTTGAACCAAGGGATAACGCCGTCAATGATGAGCCCGCCCGTGGTCTCTTCGATGAGCTCTATCGTGTGAGCTACATCGGCGACATGATCTACCCGGATTCGAACTAGGCGCTTAGAGGCTGTCGATGTGCCTGGGTCGATGTCTATTGATTCCTGAAGATACGCCGCCGCTTCCCAGTCGGCCGAGAGCTTGACCTTGAGCACGCCGCCGCTCTGAGGCACAAGCAAGATGTCCAGCCAGCCGAGTAGAACCTGCTGCCCGGGGAACGGGGAGAGGCGCTCAGTCTTGGCCGAGAAGGGTATAGCTGTGGCCCCGTATCGCGCCTGGCCTGTATCCGTCAGCGGGTGCTTGGTTTGGTCGGACGTGTGACCGTTAAATTGCCAGATATTGCCAACTAGATCCCCGCCGATAATGCTGGGGAATCCTCCTTGCAGGTTCGGGTTATCCCAACTGTAAAGGATGTCATCCCATGGCTTATTGATGCTGTCCCACGTTGTGACGCCTGAGCTCCGGTAAGAGCCGAGGGTATGGAACGGCAGATCGTAGATCGAGAATTTAGGGGAGCCTGTATCCTCCCTCTGCATCACCACTACGTGGAGAGGAGTAGTCTCGCCCCTGTCCACATAGGACCACCATATCTGCCCCGCTTCGTCATAGCGAAGAGACTGGCCTACATAGGCTTTATCCGCGTTCCACTTCAGGGGCACATCGCCCAGTTGCGGCGCCTCGTTGCGCTGCCCCACTCGAGAGGCAGAGAACAGACCCCAGCGGGTCTTGGAGATCACACGATCTGAGAGGGCTATCGTGCCATCCTTCGAGATCGCGCCCTTCTCAGCCTTTACAGGTTCCCATCTGAACGCATCTGCCGCGTTAGTCGTCGCGACGAATCGCCACCAAGGGGAAGTGTCAGACTGACAGCTAGCGAGGATCTCACCGTCGACCACGCCTACTGATGTGATTGACTCATTGCCGGGAATGTCGAGATAGGTGAGCGCGTTGTCAAAAACCTCTGCATTGCCGTGTTGCGTCCAGCGAGCTCGCCCGCGCTGCCAAGTGCCGCTCTCTTTGATATTGAAATAGACGAGGTAACCCAGCACATCGAGGGCTATCTGCGCCGCGTCGATATCATCGCCAGGAGTGCCGTCGAAATTAGTTGCCATCGCTACGAGCTGCGGAGGGCCTGCTACTGGATCAAACTTCCACGGCGCGTCAACGCCGTTATTGATTACAAGGATCTCACGGAAAGGATTGCACCAGAAATAGTCTTCATCGCCACCGCTCCAGAGATCATTCGCCGCATTAGATGGCGTCGCGTGATTGATCGTGTGATCGAGGGGCATATAACGATCTTCGTTATCGTTGAGAAGCCAAGCCCGTTTCTCGTTAAATGCCAGATTGTATTCCACGCCATCAATGTAGCGATATGTGGCCGAGCCCATTACGGGGAGGTCTATGTGACGCTCATAGGTGACAGTAGGGTGACTCGTGGTTGTCTCGGCAAAGGTGACATCAATCACGCCCGGATATACCCACGCATTACCGAGATCAGACGCCTCTTCCGGGCAGTACCAATCGAACGTGCCGCGAGGATTAGAGAGTGTCGCCCAATCCGCGAGCGCGTACAGCCGGTATTGAATCACCTCAGAGCCTGCCGTGTATACGGTAAGCGGATCAGTGTCAGGGCCGAGCACATAGGTCATCGTACCACTAGCGCCCGTTGCCGTTATCGTGATGTTATAGAATCCCGATTCATAGGTAGTGAACGGCCGCAAGATCTCAGTGCCTAGGCCGAGGTCTGGAATATTGAAGGCATAGTTAGTGCTGCCTAGGGTTCCGATCTGATCAGTGTAGGAGATTCCTAGCTTTTGCTTGAACCCGTACCCCTCCCGCTTATGCAGGCGCCCTCTGCGAACATGGCCGTTAGTGATCGTCTCGAAGGCATTCGGCGGAGAGATAAGGCTCTCTTTCGCCTGGTGCATACCCTCGAAGTCCACCAGCGGCATCGGTTGGAAACCCATTAAGCTAGCGTCCCCTTTGTGAGGGGGTCTGCTGTGCCCGCGTGGAAGTTAACCGTTGCCGAACTCTCTACGCGCAGGTAATGACCCGCTGCGCCAGGGGCTGAGAATGTTCCAAATATCGCCGGATCGCCGCCCTGTGTTGCACCGCTGACGCCTACATCTCCTGGGTCACCGCCTGCGCCAGATTCACGAGAGCCAAAATTGTAATCGTCATGCGGGTAACTATCGCCGCCTGACCCGCCACCACCACCGCCCCAGATCTGGCCTCCCGCGTTGTAGATCTCGAGATCGTGATTCGTAGCGATTGCTGTGCCGCCACTCTGGGCCTCTTTATAATCCGTGATGAGCGCCTCGAATATCATCTCTATGAGCAAGTGGCCAGGGTGAGAGTTGACAACATCATCACCACCCGCCGCGCCCCCGCTAAACGGAGCCGAGCCCGTGGTGTCGTCGCCTGCTGTGCCGTCCGAACCTTGAGCAGAGCCCCAGATAGACGAGGCCCCGTTTCCTGCAGGGCCAGCCGGATAGCCAGCACCACCACCACCACCGGCCCCGCCAAACGTAGCGTCTAGCGTCGAGTAGCGACCATCACCACCACGCCCGCCCATGCCAAAAATATTCCCCGGTACGATCCAGATCCCGAGGCTATCGATGTGCATCCCTGTAGCATCTACCGCAACAGACTCAAACCATCCGCCAGCGGTCGTATCCTGCACAGGAGCAGGTCCACCCACGCTATAAGCCGAGGGCACCACGAAAAGGTAGGTCATCGCATCCGCAGGGCTGCCTAGCTCTGAATGTATATCCACCGCCGTCTGCCCGTCAGTCGGCACAACGGTAGGTAGAGTTGGCGGAGGAGATCCGATTCCGGGCACCATCTACGCAGGCACCACAGAGTAGAAGAATGTGGAATTGCTGCGTAGTGTCACATACACCATATTAATCGACCCGAGCACCGTACTGATAGGGGGCTGGCCTCCATAGGCGGGGAAGAAATATGTGGGATCAAGCGTGAGTGTGCTTGCAGTCGTCGGGGCCTGAGTGACCTCGAGTGTCCACGAGCCCGCGTTATTCGATGCGAATAGCGTTCCCGTTGGCGCCTGAATCTCGCGCGTGCCAGCGTCCGGCAGAGTGCCTTTGAAATACTGGCTAGTGTCGCAATTCCAATTCCAATCGCTCGAGCTCGTAGAGAACGTCGTGTAAGTGCCAGCCTGCCCAGCGCTCCATACTTGAGCCGTGTCGAGCTCTGCCACGTTAGCGTCGAGGTAGCCTGTATCCTTCCAAGCTACGCCCGTGGCGTAGTAGACCTGAAGAATCATCCACCCGTTGGCCGAGTAGTCTTTCGTGTTGAGCCAGATGTTCCCATCGAGAGGGGAAGGGATGGCGAAGTCTCGCGCAGCATCGTTGCCGATGCCTATTTTGTGCCGCCCGTCTTGGGTTCCGCCGGTTGCAAAGTAGTGCTCGAGGTCTACAGCGGCTTCGTTCGCCGCATTATTAGCCCTGATCGTGTTGTCACCCTGCGAGACGAAGCTAGCGCCCGTTGGTATGTCTTTATCCCAGACCATCAGAAGCTCCGTCGAGATCTACGCTTATGGCCACGGCCTAGCGATTGCTCTTTGAGTGGGTTTAGATACTGCTCAAGGCGTGACTTGATGCGCGCCTCGTATTCGTCGAGCGATTTCTCTTGTGCCGTCTCGAGTGCAGCGAGGAGCACTACGGCCATCGCATGATTCTCATCGTCGAGCCCTGCAGTGACCAGATCAGAGCTCGGGCCTAGCTTGGCTGGGAAGTAAAAATAGTAGTTGGCGCCGTAAGAGCCTGGCCGAATCACAATAGAACGGCCATAAACCAGCACATCAGATGGGCGCCCAGAGGTCAGATCGCCATCCCTCTCAAAGCGAGCGTAGAACTCCACCGGGTCAGTCCAGATTCGTAGAGGCACCGTACTCTTATCGCTATGGAGAGTATAAGGCTCTATCGTTACCCGCGCGCCGCTTGTCTCGAGGTAGAGCACGTGCGGATCATAGGCGAATGTATCAACAGCTATGACCGCCTGAAACTCCCAAGTGCCTTCGAACATCTCGCCGGGGATCAGCGTCGGCACTCCAAAGCGATACGCTCTATTCAGGAGCACATCAATTTCAGTGTCAGACATGCTGCTAGCAGTGCCGCCTAGCTGGGCCTTCACTTTGAGGCGCATTGCTGATAGGTTCATTCAGTCCTCGCGCGAACCCCCCGAGCCTGCCAGGGGGAATAGAGCAGGCTCGGGGGTAACCACGCAGTGCGGTTAGATCGTGCTAGAAGTCATTCCGGTTGACGAGCACCAGAATCCGCCACACGGCACCATTGGTAATGGAGCCACCTACAGTCGTGACTACTGCAGACAGGTTGCCGGCGGTCGGTTCACCACCATCGACGGAAGGAGCGAACGCAGTTCCTGAGTTGAGCCCATCATTAACCGTGTTGATAGTGCCGCCATTATCGGCGGAACCAGTCAGCAGCGTATTGCCGTCATAGGCGAGACTGCAAAGCGTCGAAGTCCCCCCTACGTCAGCCTCCACGCATTGCACAAACGCTTGCAGAATGTTTGTGTACTTAGGCAAAGCCCTCAACGTGAGAGACTCTGCTGAAATAACGGCCGTTCCCGAATCCACCTCAAACGTGAGCCAGACAGGATCTCGCTCAATAGCTCGAGACACGCCATTACCCTGTGTCAGTGTTGCAGCCATGATTGGCTCCTTTCTTAGCTAGGCGCCGCGTCAGTTGTGGTGAGTCGGAGAACTCCGAAATCCAAGCTATTGAATCGCGTCTTCTTCATGCCGAAGATCGATCCCGCAGCGAGGCCCTTGTTGTTCTTGTAGTCTTTCGCCTGCTCTTCCCAGGAGAAGTAGCCGCCATCACCCGAGCCAGCGCCTCCACCGTTGCCCATAGCGAAACAGCCCGCCTGAGCTCCGAGGAAAAGATTCGCCTTATCGTTAGCGGCAGCACCAGACCACGCACCCGCAGCGTTAGCCGTCGGGATGAACTCGCATTCATGAATCACCACGCCGTTATGTTCTCCCAATGCCCCGGTGTAGATGGGGTTTTTGGAGCCATTCTCGGCTACTCGCTGGTGAATCATGTTCCACGATTTCTCGCCGGTCTCGAGCTTGAGCGACCTGACCGAGTAGGGATGGAGAACGGCTACGTACTTGCTCTCTCCATTGATCTTGATCGGTCGGATCAGCGGGTCGATCGTCTTGGCTAGCGTCACGCAGTCATCGAGATACTGCAGGGTCATAACGCCGCCCGTCTGATCGTGGTGGTGCGTAGCATCAGACACCTGGAGAGCGTTGCCAGCGAAACCGCCAGAGCCAAGCGTGCCAGAAGCACTCTCAGCGCCATCGCCTGCGACACCCGCCAGATAGGCGAACATCAACGTATCGAACTTCCACGCGAACCAGTTGCTGAGGCTCGTCTTACCGAGGGTCCTCAGGTTGTGGATTGTACGCTTCTGGGTCATCCGCCGAAAGTTATGAGCATGGCGAAGCTGATCGATGTTCACTGAATCCTGATACATCTCAAGGGCTTCTTCGTTGCCTTCGAGCGTGGTATCACCCTGAGTACCGTCGCCGCGGTTCTGCATAAGGACATCGTATTTAACGACATCCCCGGCAGCGTTACTCAGATCAGTGTGTAGCTGAATAATGCTGTCCTCAGATTTTCCGAGGAATTTCTTGAAATAGCACTTGCCGACAGTCTCCCGTGCGAGCTTAGAGCTCCAGCGCTCTACAGCCTGGGCATCACCCCAGGCGATCTCTGTTGCAGACATTGCAAAAATCCATCCATTGGATTCGTGCGTTGGGCGGATCGCATAAAACGCCCTGAGCCCTAGAGCTCCTCTGAGGTAAGGCCCCCAGGCTGCCGCGGTCGAGAGATCCGCGCTGTACTCTCGCTATGCTGCCGGCGATGAGCTCGCCGAGGCTTGCGGGGGAGAGTCCGCTTACTCCGTCTCACCGTAGTGAGCGCGCATTTAGTCGAGGTATGCGCGAAACCGTCGCATTCTATTACCACATATGAGGCCCTGAGTCAACCATAGGGCCTCAGCTTGCCCTGTAGACGCTCTAGCTCGGCTACTTGGCCAGGCTTCATATCGAAGAAGTTTTCCCGCTCCATTTTCTCGAGGGTCTCGAGCTTCGACATATCACCAGTACCGGCAGGGGTAGGCGTGCCAACTCCCGCGAGATTCGGTGGCGCATTGGGTGCTTGAGTCTGTGGCGCAGGAGCAGGCGTCACAGGCTGCGAGCTCGCGCGTGCTGCCCTTCGCCGGGCTGCGTAGTTCGTCATGGCCTGACTGATCATGTACTCGTCCTGCGTAACTGAGGCGCCTACGATCGTGCCGATATCTTGAACCATATCGGGCCAATGTTCCGCGAACTCGCCCATGGCTCCCGATTGCTTGGCGAACTCCATGAACCCGCCTGTGCCCATTTGCGAGGGCTCTAGGCCGATGGCTCCAGCTCTGCTCTTGACGGTCTCGACAAGCCACGTCATAGCTAGATCTGCATCCTTCCAGACCTCCGCGTTGCCCTCGTCCTGCGCGACGAAATCGGAGTACATCTGCTGCTGCTTCTGGGCGCGTTGCTCCTCAGGGCTCGGGGTCGTCGCCTCGGTGATCATCTGGCTGATCTGATCGCGAGGGATAACGAGATTCCCATCCGACATCTGCACAGGGATAGCCTCGCCTGCTGGGGGCGCAGGAGTTGCCTGAGGCTCCTCATATGGCATCGCCGGCTGCGCTTGGGCTCGAGGCTCAGTCGGCTGCCTGAGCTCGCGATTGCTCGCGCGTAGCTTCGTGATCTCTGCGAGGAGTGCGGCGCTCTTTGCTTTCTCTGCCTTCAGATCCTTCGAGCTCGCCTCTGCCGGATCTGCTTCAGGCTGGGCCTCTACTCCAGGCTCGGGCTCTGCCGCTGCCTCTGCCTCCTGTGCGGGCTCTGCTTCGGGCTCTGCGTCCTGCTCTGGTTCGGGCTCGGGCTCTGCCGCTACCTCTGGCTCGGGCTGCGCCTCTACCTCTTCCGGTGCGTCGAATTCGTCGAGAATCTCATCTTTCTCTGGTTCTGGCATCTCTTCCCCTTTGGGCTCTACGCCCGTTGCTGCCGCTGTTGCACGGCTCTAAAAACCTCGAGCACGGCAGAGCGCTCGGCATCATCCGCCCGCTCGTAGATAGCTGCGAGGTCGGTCCCCATGTCGCCTTGAATCTTGAGCAATTTGAGTTGCTCCTCGGCTTGGTTGTGACGCGCTGTCTCTGCGCTGCGTCCCTGCTCGAGAGCCACCATCTGCTGCATCTGCGCCTGGGCTTGCTGAGCCTGCGCCTGCGCTGATTCCTGCGCCGCCTTGTTACTCTGTGCCGCGTAGGTTTTGAGGCGCTCTCGCGTTGATCTGTTGGCAGTGGCGAGCTCTACAATCACCTCATCATCTACGGCAACGCCGATCTGCTTGAGTTGTGCGAGGCCCTGAGTCTCCATCATGCGCTCGGAGATGTTCTCTGAGGTCACCTCGAGAGTCAAATCAAAGCGCAGGGTCTTGAGCTCTTCGAGTTGCGCCTGCTTCTCGGGCTGGCCCGTTGCGGGGTCCACCTCGTAGATCATCCGGTCTTGGATCTGATAGCGAGGCGAGTTGCCGAGATACTCGATTATCTGAGGCTCTGGCATGTCGCGCACGATTGCTTGGAGATAGCGCTCTTTCAGATTCTTAAGGAAGCGGTCATAGTTCTGAATGACATCCGCCATTGCGATTTGGCTCTTCCGGTGGCGCAACTGGACCGTGCCAAATGCCTCAGCCTGGCCGGCTGGTGTTGCATCGTCGGTGATCACGTTCGAGATCTTGTCGAACATCGTGACCGAATCAGAGAGGCGCTGAGCAGTCGCCGGGCTGAATTGGGGGACTGGCCGCTCTCTCACCCTGTTTTCTACGAGCGCGCCATCCCGCACTATGGCAACTGATCCGCTGCGCTGGGTCTGCTCCTCGAATTTAGCCGGGTCATCGAGCGCGCCCTTCTCTGCGATCGTGCCTGTCTTGTGTTGACCTGCCTGGAGCTCGAGAGCGAGGCTATGCGCCTTGTTAGTTTCGGTCTGAGGATCGAAGAGGTTCCGCACCGCTCCGTAGGCCGTGTTCAACTCCGAATCGACGGCATAAGAAAACGTCTCGATGGAGAAGCCATCGAACGGCTGGTCTAGAGGCCCATCGAAGAGGATCTGCCCCGCGACCCATTGAACCGCATAGACCTCCTCATCGGTGGTGGTCTCGGGTGTCATGCCCTGAAGGAACCCCATCGCCTGATAGTCCTCGAAGGATTCGACCGTTTCACGAGTCGTCTCCTCAGCTACTCCGGCCTGTAGATCTATGATCCAGTACCGTTTCTTGGGCACCTTGTACTCTGAGTGGATCACTCTCACTTGCTGGTGTCGCGGGTTCCAGTAGTACCTATCGAAGGCGCCGCTCGAATACATATCGTCGGCGGTCGGGTCGTCGAGCTCGTGGAGCTCTCCCTTGTCGCTGCCTTCATACTCGTGCGCGTCGATCTCAGAATCTCCACGCGCTGACACCTCTTCCCAGCTCGCATCGGGATAGGTCGCGTTAAATTCCGTCTTCGAGAGCCAACGATCCCAGAAGACGAATCGTGCGTCTGACCGATCAGCAAGTCTTGAGGCAGGGTCGTAGCTGACCTCGTAGCAAGGCAAGGAGTCGAGCGTATAGCGGCGCCCTAGCGGATTGCTCGGGTCTTTATCGACGGCAAAGCGCGCGTGATGCTCGCCGTGAACGCAGCCCTGCTTGAGTGTGTCTGCCTCGATGGCTGCCGCATTCGTGAGCTCGGCTGCCCTATCAGCCACAGCGTTAAGCACATCAGCAACGAGCGTATCCTCCCCGCCGATGCCTCGAGCTGATGGCTTGCGCTTGCGCTCGAGTACAGTGCCGACGAAGGTATTAATCTTGCTCGCAACGAGGTTGAACGAGAGTACCGGCCTATTCTGCTCGCGCAGATAAGTCAAGTCGGATTGCTCCCACTGCCCTTCGTTGTTTGTGTTGTGATAGGTGCGGCCTGCCCTATGCGCTTCCTCGAGTGCTTCCCTGCGAGCGTCTAGCGCTGCCTGGAAATCGCCTCGGAGAGCAGAAAGCTTACTTCCCTCGTCTTCGTCGTTCGGATCAAACATAGTGCCTCAGAGTGCAGCCATAGCGCTTGGCGCGCGTGCTGCGTTCCCCCTCTGATTCGTGCGTCGTGCGGTCTCACGTATTCCTACTCGCTTTAGTGCCAGCCGATAATATGAATAAGCATGCTTTAAATGGTCATTCTTCGAGCCGCCTCGAATGACCCACTTGTACTTGATCGTTCCGCTCTCGGAGTCTTCGACTTTCGCCCGGCCTAGGTTCTGCATCTGCGGCTTGACATATTTCTGATAGACCTCATCGGCTGCCGGAAAACTCTCGAGCCCGTCGATGATTGCTCTGTGCGACTGGTCGAGCGTTGCTGTCCGGCTCACCTTGAGGCTGCGCGTTTTAGCTGACCAGTCGGGGTCGTTCGTCTTGCTGTTGACGTAGTTACAAGCCCACCAGCCCGGGTGAGAGCTCACGAAGGCGCGTACCATATTGGTTTCAGCGCCTACATCCATCACACCTGATTGAACGTTGAACCGCTTAGCCAGCTGGCCAAGCTCTGCCGGTGACTCTGCGAATCCCCACGTAAGCACGCGGCCGTTGACCTCTGTCGTCCGCTCACCGATCACATACCAGTGTCGATGCACCCCAGGATCTACACCCATCGCGCAAGGCCCCGCCGAGGATCGAGCTCGTGGGCGGTCTTGGTTTACTAGCGCGTCCATCATCTCATCATTAAGCAGGTCTTCCACTTCGGCGTAGGGGCGCGCGAGAACCTGATTCGTAAACTCGCGCATCCTGCCGCGTTCCTCTGCCTTCGAGAGGTCGTCGAGGATGCGCCCTGGGCTCTTCACGAGTGACCCTAGCTGGCTCACCATCCAGCCGGCGTGATCTGTGACGCTGGGGCGCCTAGCCACCCACCTACCCGTGCGGCGGTGCAATGGCCCGCGACACTTCGAGCACAGGAAAAACGGCTCTGCGCCTGTGGGCTCAGCGATGCAATCCGGCCAAGTATCCTCGAGGCAGACATCATGCCCGCACCCGTCGCACTTCCAAAGCCAAGCCCGCTGATCGCTGCGCGCGTAGTCTATGTCCACACCTACGCCCGGCAGTGTTGGCGTCGATAGTCCCACTTCTTGGGGATCGCTTGACCCATCGAGCCTATGCCGCGCTGCCTCTACACGATCTGGGTTCATTTCGTCGTATTCGTCGAGCTTGACGCGATCAGCGGGGAAGCTCTTGAGCTTGCTCATGCTCGCCTGCTTCTGGCCCTTCTGCCCTGCGCCCCTGAAGTACCAGAAGCCGCTGCCCACCTCTTTGAGCCCTGCCGTGTTGACTTTCGTCCCGAGGTCAGCGAACGCAGCCTGCGCAAGGATCGGATCCACGCGCGTCTTCGCGAGATCTTGCACCTCATCATCGGTCGGCAGTAGATATAGGCTGCCGCGCAGGTTCTGCGTCCTGAGCTCCTCAATCGCTTGCAGGATCACAGCAATTGAAAACCCCATCTGCGCGCCCTTAACGATCGTGGACATCGGCCCGCGGTAGTCGATAATGGACGGCACGTAGGGGTAGCGTGAGAAATCCAGATTCACGCCATCAACCTTCAGGCCCATATGCTGGAGCCTGTAGGCCATCGACGCTTGCCTGAATACCTCGTGCTGGTGCTTAGGTGTAGCCTGGGGGGTTATACTGCTTGTCGTTTCCGGGTGCGGGGATGGGTGCTATCGGGTCTTGCTGTCTTGCATAGTCTTGACTGCTCGCGCAACGATCTCGCCACTCTGGCCGAGTAGTCTACTGGTAGCCCTGAGTTCCTCGAGCTCGTGCGACATCTGATCGAGTCGGCCAAGTGTCGCGACGATGAATAGAGTGAGCGCGAGGCCTACGCCTGCCGCGAGGATGATTGCCATCAACGCCTCGAGCCTGACTGCTTCAGCGCTTCAATCTGGATACGATGGCTTGCGATGGCTTGCCGCAATTCCTCATAGGACACCTCGAGCGCGTGCGTGCGGTCACTGAGGTTAGCCACTCGAGGATCAGGCCCCTGCGTTGTACTGCAGCCTGAGAGCGCGAGCAGGCAAGCGAGTAGGGTTGCGAGTCTCATCGCAGAGCCTCCACATAGATTCGCATCATGTCCATGATCAGTGAGCTGTGGTCTAGCCTGAGCTCATCGCCGAGCTCTTCTACCGCGTCCACTACATCCTGCGACACCATTAGGCCGGTATCCTCTGGGGCTGTTGGGGGGCTGTCGATCTCGGGGGTGTGCCTACTCCGGCCAGCGTGCACCCTTATCGAGTAGCCGTCCCGGGTGGCATTCGCCGCCGATGGTGTGGTGTGCATGCTTACTGTGCTCACGTTCATAGTCATAGTGTTAGGGGCTCGGTGTCTGCGACCAAGTGAAATCCATCGCTCAGCATCTCGAGAGTCAGCGGGTTAGCCGTCTTGCCGTGCTCTTCGAGTAGGGCCTCGAGCGCATCAGTTGTGAGGGGGCTCGCTGGCTTCATGTGCTCATCGATTGTGAACAGGCTCACGAGTCCTCCCCTGCGTTCATCGCCGCGTGTGCGAGATCCTGTGCGGCCTGCTGTTGCTCTTTGCTCAAGTTGGAGAAATTGACTTCGAGGGCTGAATGGTTGAGAGCCTCGCCGCCTGCGCCCGTGTGCTCATGGCGCTCTGTCGCCGGGTAGATCCGCTTCAGGAGCTCGGGGTGCATCTTGCCATCCCCTGCCAGCGCGCCTAGGAATGACACTTTCGCGAGTGCCTCACCACCAGACATGCCAGGCTCTATCGCATCACGCACCCAGGAGGGCAGGCTCTTCAGATCCTTGTCGCTGATCGAGCCGTTGCAGAGCTTGTCGATCATGTTCTCGAATTTTCGCTTGTAGGTGTACTGGTTGATCCCTTTCGGGTTCCGTACCTCGCCGGGCGCAACGGGCGGCATGAGATTCGCCGAACCGCCCTTGGCTTTCCGTTTCCGGTCTTCAGGCATCGCACCTACTCCCGATCGAAGCACGAGGAGGCACCCACCTCCCCGCACTCCATTGATCGACCAACTCCCATGCAGTCGGCGCAGCACTCGCTACGCAAGCCACGTCACTCTATTACCTGCCGTCAGCTCGCCGCGCAACGATTCCGCCACTCGCTGCCGGGCATTGCGAGGCATCGCTAGATATTGCCTTATTTACCTCGTTCCCCATCTTTCTTTGATTTCCGCCTTGCAGTATTCAATAAAGCGAGTATTATCTGGGTGTCGCGAGGGGATGCGGCACAGAGGAGGGAAGCAAAATGCCAGCACTCACAGGCCAAGCAGCAATCGACCACGCAATCAAGACAGGCGCAGAGCTCAGCAAGTACGCCGATCCAATCGAGGGGTTCCGCACAGGCTTGACCATCGACGAAGCGCGCGACGTGGCGCGAGACGACCCTGGGCTGATTTTCATCGATGACGAAGGGGAGGAATCATGAGCCCCAAAGGAGGCCCACGCGCAGGCGCCGGGCGCCCACGTGAAGGCCCAGAGAAAACGCAACTCACTATCCGCCTGAGCCAAGACCTACGCGAGGCCATGCAGGATCAGGCAGACAGCGAGGGCCTGCCTGTATCCGCTTGGCTCCTCAGCTTGGCCGAGCAGGCTCTTGATTGGCCGCAGAGCTAGCACTCCCGCACAGCACCACATCGAGGGCCTGGCTGTCAACACGCCAGGCCTTCGAGCCTACTGGCCTGTGCATCACCTCAGGGCAAGCACGATGCGCCCACCGCAGGAACGTATCCGCCGATGCGTAGCCGGCCACATCTGCCGCCTCACCCGCTGTAATCCATCGCCCGTTACCCATTGCGCTGCCTCTTTGCCGCCTTCTTCACTCGCCGCTTTGGTGGTGCCTTGCTCTCTCGAATCGCCGCCTCAATGCGACCTAGCGCCTCTAGCAGCAATCCCACGAGCCGACTGATCACCGCGAGAGTGATCCTTGCTCGCTGCCCGTCGCCGCCTGCGAGCTCGCGACTCTCGGATACCTCTGCTGCCAATATGCTCGCTGTGCTCTGTAGATCTTTCATATACCCTCACCTCTCCCCTTCTCCTTAATAGGCTCCCACTTGGGCATCTCGCCGGCCTCGCCTCCCCGAGAGCAGTCCCAACACCTCGGGGGTGGGGCAATCTTCCCCCCATGCTCGCACGTATCACAGCAACGCTTTTCGCTCATCCACCACCCCACTCAGTAGTCCTCTGACTCAATCTGCCCCCCGTCTGCGTACCGATTCGAGATCCGCCCCATTTCGCCCCAGAATCGCTCGCTGTGCTCTGTTGAATCCAGAGTGCAGCTCGCCCTCTCACCCCTCCACGGGTACCCCACGCGCCCATGCGCCCACTCGTGTAGGAGTGTGTCGATTGCTTGGCTGATCGGGAGATTCGCCTTGATCACAATTCTCGGCGACTCCCAGAAAAACACGCCTAGGCATCCCTCGTAGCCTCGCGGCATTTTCTTCTGCACTCGCAGCCGCACAGCGCCCAAAGGGAACTCATCGTCGAGCCAGCGCTTGATCTGGTGTAGTCGGTCTCGGTTGCTAACCGACATGAACGCGCGCCCTCTGCTGCCGTGTGCGTCGCTCTGTGCCTCGCAGAGGTTCGAGGCCTACGACCCTGCCGCCCGGTGAATAGTATCGCTCTGTGTACTCCTCACGCAGGCTCTCGAGTATCTCACGATCTCCCGCGTAGCGTTTCACCGCTGCGCCTCGGTCACTCCTGAGCTCTGTTCCGTCTGGTAGCTCGCAGTAGCTGGATTCAGTGACGCGCGTGCTCTGCACTTGAAATAGACCATTCGCCCTCACCTGCACCGTCGTTAGCCGATGCTCCCATTCAGCCGGCGCAACTCCCTGCGCGTATGCAGGCGGCGGATCAATTGAGGCCCAGCACCCAACCGAGTGCGCCTCTTTGTGCCCCCCGGCGTTCGAGGCGCTCGCGTATTGGTGTCGGTGCGTGTGTCCATACATCGTAGACACTCCCGTGCGTTGCAGCATTTTCTGCGGAGTCGAGGCGCCTCGGATATTCCCGTGCGTAAAATGCAGATCGCCCAACTGATACAGATCGTTATTCCTGACCCACGTCCAGCCCCGATTGTCGAGGTCGAGAAGCCTTCGCAGGTTCAGGGTGTCGCGGAATTGCGGATACTTAGCCTCAAGCTTTCCGCTCCATTCCTCGTGATTCCCGCAGATATACACTTTCTGTATGCGCTTGGCGTGGTCACCTAGGGCATCCTCGAGGAATCCCAGAGCCCTATCCATCAAGGCAATATCCTCTTTGATAAATACTTGATCAGCTCTTAGCGCTGCCCAATGACTCATACTCTCGCAGTTTCCGAAATCGCCTAGCAAGATTAAATGCGTCATTCGTGGCGCGTAGTGTCGAATCGCCTGCAGCCCGAGATCAAAAACTAGCGGGTCATATCCGGGCAACTCGCCTTGGTAACCGTAGTGCGTATCAGGCACGATAAAGGCGAATGCCTTCTTTTTTGCTGGCTTTGCCACGCTAGGAATCTTATACGCCATCAGACGCTAACCCTCCTGCAATATTCGGCGATGAGCAGAGCATCCGCTCGGCCGTGGTCCTTCTTGCGGGAGAGTTGGTCGCATGTTGGGTAGAGCTCTCGTGCTCGGGTGAGAGAGCCCATCTTCCCAGATCCTTTGATGACGCCTGTTGTGTGTTGCCACGTCTGAGGCGTAACGATTCGGTAATCTATTCGAGCGCTCGCTAGTGCCTGCTCAATCACTCCATATGATCGGCCGAGAGAGTGCGCCGCAGTTGCCCTCTCGCCTGGCCTTGATCCCTGCTTTTCAATTGCCACCGTGGCGCCACCGTGGCCGATCAGCTTGTCGATGTAGTCAGCGAGCACCCCGCAATCTACTTGCCGGCGTAGTCGCTTGCCGCCTCGGATGATTTGGCAGGGCATATCCCAGAGCTCGAGGATCTCGCCCTCGCCCTTAATTGCGGCAATGGCTCCGGTAATCCCGATGTCTATTCCGGCGTAGATCATAGAGCCTCCGCCTGCCTGGCCTTGAGGCCAATCCACGCCCTCCGCGATCTGCACTTTGCCGAGCAGTATTCCGAGCGCTGCGCCGAATGCGTATACCTCCTGCGCGTATGAGTCTCGCCGCAGACGACGCATGCCCCCGGTTCTGGGTCGAGAGGCGTAGACGCAACGCGACGATGCGCCACGTAGTACGCCCGCTGGTAGCAAGGAGCGCACACGGCAGACGCTCTCGTGTGCAACTCTCCACAATCGTCACAGGCCGTCACCGCATCACCTCGCGCACAGACTCAGCGAGGCAGCCAGAGCCAGACCTTGACGCGATCTCTCGAGGTTGCTCCGTTTGCTTGTTGCGCCCGAGTTGGCGCCGATACCATCGGGGGAGGCCTCGAGGCTGGCCGGGTGTTAGGGCGGCAGGGGCGAGCTCTCGGGCCTCTTTGAGGATCTCGCCGACACTAGGGGGGTAGCCGTTTTCCTTCGCGCACACCGCCGCTCTGCACGCCGCTTGGAAGATCTCGATTGGGACGAACTGAGTATTATTCCCGTAGATCCTGAGCCGCTCCGGTGTCAGCTCTGCGCCGCAGCCGAGGAATATCTCCACGATAGCCTCCACCCGTAGCGCCTTCTCGACATCGCTCATCATCTCGACATAGCCTCCTGTAGGATTTCCCGCGCTGCTGATTTTGTGGCATCCGCTGACCGTTGCGCGTGTGTGGCAGCAGTGCGTTGTGTTGGTGGCGCTTTGCCTGCCGCGAGGTAATCCGGCCAATTCTTGGGGGCGAAGAGCGTTTTGACGATCAGGAATTTCAGCGGATCAAAATCCCCGCGGACCTCAGTGCCGCGCAAGGCCACGTAGCCCTGCACCACCGTGGCGAGGTCTGCAGCGCTTAGCCCGTCGTCTCGGATGCGCGCCGCTAGCGTTGAGAGTTGAGCCTTGCCCGGCTGCGCTGACCAGTTGACCCCATAGCTCGCCGCTGCAGCTCGTAATCCTGGCCACGCTTCGAGCGCGATTTCCCGCGCTGACTCGGTTGGAGTTGGCCCCGATTTCTCAGGTTCTGAACCCGCCCGATCGACGTATATATGGTTAGGAGTCGGAGTCGGAGTCGGAGTCGGAGTCGGAGTCGGTAGGGGCTCAACTCGGGGCTCGTCACTGCCCCGACTCCGGGTTCCAAATTCCTGAAATTCCGCGAACTTAGGCCAAGAAATTGAAATAAATTTGGTTCCATTTACGATCGAAAGTTCAGCGGAAGTTGAGCAAAAGGTTCCAAGGTTTTGGAGAACTTTCAGTGCAGAAGTTGCATGACTTTTACCTGTAATCTCGATCCAAGCCCCATGGCTGAGGAGTGCGGTGCCAGCCTCTTCAGCACTCAATCCATCACGCCTCCACCGCGTGTTGAGGTACGCCTGCAGCAACACAGAAACGAGTTTCATTTCCCGCGGCCATGGGTCTCTAAAGATCGAATCGCCAACCCTGAAATACTTCTTGCGTGGTGTCGCCACTCTCACCCCCCGATGAATCGCGCCACTATGCCAACCGAAACGGTCGAGCTGCGAGCAGTCGCCGCGCCGCCTCTGCGTCCTGCTCTCCCTGCACAAGGGCCTCTGCCCTAAGAGCCTCTTCCTCGCCGCGCTGTGCCGCCGCCTGGCTAAGGCTCGAGAGGGGATCTTCTCCCGCGACCTCGCACGCTAGGAGCGCATCATCGAGATCGAGAGATCTGCCACCCCCGTAATTATCCGAGAGCATCTGCAGGGCTCGTGCGTGAGCGCTCTTGTCCGCGCATCGCCACGCTTTACTGGCCTTCAGCCTTAGGGCCCATTGCTTTACTAGCCCCCGCTTTTGCAGCATTGCCTTAATCGCTCGCTTCCCCAGTCTGGCCATTCTTCGCATTGTGTATTCCTCCTTTTTTTGTGTCGGAAACCTGAGCAGGCTCGCGCTGTTACGTGCTCTCCTGCTCACTTTCATGTGTATCGCGCTTGCGTTAGCCGGTGCGGTTGCCGCATCTATCAGGCTCACATTACCTGTAACCATGTCTCCATATAGCGGTTATTCACCCCAGGGTCAATATGTCCGATTTTAAACCGTGCGCGCCATCGGAAAAACCGAGTGCCAGCGGCCGTTTACGCTCGCTAGGCTCTGGGTCGATGACAGCGGCCAAGCAACGCAAGCAAAGAGATGTGCAAGTGACGATGCGGCGACGTATCGAGAACGGCACAGCTGCGCCTGATGGGCTGTCCTGGCCTCGGGTTGAGTTGCAACCGAATCAGGTTCTTGCTCGTCGAGCGCTGCTGGGTCATCGCTGGGCGGGGAACATCAGCCTGATGGCGCAGGATCTAGGGGTAGCGTCGAGCACCGTTTCTTTCTGGGTCAGCGGACGCAACCACTGCTCAGATAGGGCAATCCAGCAGATAGCAACAGCGCTCGGAGTCACCGCCGACGACCTCCGCAGCGAGGGGCCAGCTCGCGTCTGGATCGAGGGCAGGCAGATTGACTCGAGTCATGCAAAATATGACGAGCTTGTGAGCATCGCTCGAATCCTCGCGCCAGAATTGGAGCCCGACCCAGATTCCGCGCCTGTTCTCGCGCCAAGTTGCCACACCTCGCCCAAGCCTGAAGCGTAGGTAATACCCCCCCCTATCTTGATTCTTGAGGCATTGCCGGAAGTTACGCGCAACACTTGCTGGCGTATGCCCTATTTAGGGGACGCGCACCTCTACTGAAATTAGGTATATTGTGGCTCGTGCCCCTCAATACAATTACCCATATGGCGGATATCGTTAGCGCTGCTAACTCCATACACAGGAGTATGCAACGGGCCGGCATGGGCCTCGAGGGGCCAATTCTGACGCATCGCGTCCTAGCTCAGATGAGCGGTGTGCGGGTCCAGAAGAGCGCGAATCTGCCAAGGAGCGCGCTGTTTTGTATTGTTCAGCGGCGGCATAGTTTCCAGGTTTTGGTCGAGTCTACGCTATCGCCCGAAGAGCGCAGAGCCGCAGTCGCGCGAGCTCTCGGCCACATCGACCTACACTGGCGCAGCGGCGCATGGATCGGCTCTCACCAGCCCCGAGAGCAGGCCGAGGCCCAAGCAGGGCGTTACGCGATAGCCCTCCTGGCGCCATCGTGGAGCGTGCTGCGCCTACTCCAATCGCCCGATACGACCACCCCAGCGCTCGATGAGCGGGAGGCGTCTGCGGATCTACAGGCGGCAAGGATCGCGCAGGCGCTGCGCGTGCCGAGCTGGATGGTGTCGACAATGTTGGCGGCAATGCAGACTTACGACGGCGGGGATCAGCTCAGGCAGGCGGCCGAGCGTACCCGTCGAGCGCGCAGAAAAGGGGCGCAGCGGCGGCAATCCCTTGGTGGTTCTACCTAGCGCCAGGATTTTGACTTGAGCGAAAACGCTAACCATGTCTGAATCGCTCTTTTACTGTTGACGTTTCCGAGCTTTTGCGACATGGTTACCTCCGAACCTGAGGAGGTCAACATGCCAACTAGATCCGAGATCGTCTACGATCCCACGCTGCCGCATCACTGCTCTGAGTGTTGGGACGAGGTAGCCACCGCTCAGCAGTTTGACGGCATCGGCTTTGATACCGTCGAGATCGAGTGTCCTTACTGCCCGCGCTGCCGCCATTGCGAGCAGCGCCTCGCTGACTCTTCCGGTCTCGTGCTTTCAGTCTGCGAGCCCGGGATGGTCGGTGAGGATGCCGGCTGGTGTTCGGACAAATGCCTGCAAGCGGAAATCGAAGACAACGGCAACGGCCCCGCCGAGCACCTCAAATTCATAGAGACTCAGCTCCTCTACGGGTGGGACGCTGACCCGATCATGCACGAGGGTTTTTATCTGCAGACTTTCGCCGCCCTCGCTCTACTGCGATCGGTGTACGCCCTGCAGATCTCGCGCGCGATTCTGAACAGGATGGCTATCTGATGGCTGATTACTGGATTTGTTCTTGGTGCGTTGATAGGGAAGTGGACCGAGAGCGACTGATGGAGCTCTACGGTCCAGACATCACCCACGGCATATGCGACGCCCATTTGCGCGTTGCGTACCCACCGACAATAGGCGAGCGCTGCGATGAAATCATAGAGGCAGTACGGCGCACGCTGACTCCGCTCGGTTGGCGAGTCGCTCAAGCGCTCGGGTGGGTCGCGCTTGCTCTACTTGCCTATGTCGTCGGGTTTACCTGATTGATTTGCGGGGTGTTCCCGCTGCCTCTCGCAATCCTTGGCCGGGGAGTGAGAGGTCTGACTCAGCCGGTGAGGTTTTTCAACCTCCTCCCTCGCTGGCTGAGTCACTTTTTGAGCGCAGAGCCTAGAGCCTGCGCGAGCTCACAGGGGCGCAAGCCTCACGAACCCAAAGGGGAACCCATGGGATTGCTAGACCAAATAACTCACACGCCAACCATCAAGCCGCCGCGCATCGTGATCCATGGATCGCCAGGAGTAGGCAAGACGACATTCGCCGCAGACTGCGAAGGGGTGTTGTTCATGCCGATTGAGGAAGGGCTCGGAACGCTTGACGTGCCTCACCTGCCTCACCCTCGAACGCTCGATGACGTGATGACAGCGCTCATCGAGCTCGAAGAGAGTGATCACGATTTCCGCGCCATCGCGATTGATTCCGTGGACAAGCTAGAGCCTCTGATCTGGGAGGCTGTCTGCGAAGACAAGGGCAAAGCGAACATTGAGGAAATCGGCTACGGCAAGGGCTATACGATGGCCGACGGGCTCTGGCAAGAGTTCTTTCGCCAGCTTGACACCCTTCGAGCCAAGCGCTCTATGACTGCGATTGTTATCGCGCACAACACGAAGACGATGATTGATGACCCCCAGATCGGATCTTACAGCAGGTATGAGACCAAGCTACACAAGAGGGCTAACGGGCTCCTCGTCGAGTGGGCTGATGTCATTGGATTCCTGAATCATAAGCGCGTAGCGCTCGACAAGGGAAAGAGCGAAGGGCGGCAGGTTCGCACATCGATGACAACTGGCGAGCGCATCCTTTACCTTGACGACGACGGGAGCTTCGTCGCAAAGAATCGCTACGGGCTCCCTGGTAAAATCCCGATCCCGCTCGAGCATCCCTACCAAGCGTTTAGAGCAGAGATGATGAAGGCCCTCGGCATCACACCCCCCACTACAAAGAAGGAGGCGGCATAGCATGGCGCATCTAGGGATGGATTTTTCAGACATCGATGACAGCGAGATGAACACAGGCGGAAGCTGGAAAGCTTGGGATAAAGGCGAGTATCGCATGATGGTGACGGGTAGCGACGTGACCACGAGCAAGGCAGGCGATCAAATGGTGGTGCTCGAGATGGTGTGCCTGGATGGCCCGCAAGAAGGCAACGGCCAGAAGGATTACCTCGTGACGGGACACCCGAAAGAGACCGTTGCACGTATCGCACGCACTCGGCTGAAAGAGCTCGCGCGAGCTGTCAGCCACCCAGACCCCAACAAGATCGAGGACACCTGCGAGCTCCACGGTATGCCCTTTATGCTTTTCGTCAATCGCAAGAAGACAAAGGGCGAGCACGCAGACGCAGACGGCTACGAGAACTCTTTAGGCGGATACTCAGCGCCGCCTGATGCAGTGCCGAGGTCTGGCGTCCCGTCTGACAAGCCAGCGCCAAGCCGAGCCACTGCGCCTGTAAGCGCAGGCGACGTGCCTTTCTAACCGCCACCGCAAGCCAAAGGAGCCCTGCCCATGGCCAAGTTGCCCTCATCTCTCCGAGTCAACATAAAGCCGCATATCGAAGCGCGCATTCACGAGGCGATGCTTGAGAAAAACTCAAAGCCTTCATCTCGTGACGGGCGCCTCGGTATGAGTCAGCTCGGGGGGTGCGAGCGCAATCTATGGGCAGGGCTCCACGGCGTAGCGAATGACCCTGGCCGCGAGTTTAGCGGCCGCATTCTAACCCTCTTCGAGCATGGGAACGTGGTAGAAGATCACGTGGTGAGCCTGCTCAAGCTTGCAGGTTTTGCAGTAGCCGAAGTCGATCCAGCCACTGGGGAACAGTGGAGAATATCTGATTTTGACGACAAGTTAGTCGGGCACACCGACGGGCTGATCCGTATCAGTGACAAGGCGAATTGGTCACTCCTCGAAATCAAGAGCAGTAACACACGCAAGTTTGATGAGTTGCTCGAGGTCGGGTACGAGGACTGGAATCCAACCTACTCCGCGCAAGTGCATCTCTATATGCACTACTCCGGGCTAGTGGATGCTCTCGCTGTGGTCTACTGCAAGGAGGATTCTCGGATACACGCTGAGCGAATCGCAGGCAATCACAAGAAGGCTAAAAGCCAGATTGAGAAAGCCTCACGCATCATCGAAGCCACTAGCGCGCCAGCAAAGCCGCCCGAAGCGAAAAACAAGTCTTGCCCGCTGTGTAAGTGGTGCGACCGCAAAGAGTGGTGCTGGGGGCCTCTGGCTGATGTGCAATTCGATGACTAACCGCCCGCCGCAGCCCTGCGAGTATTGCAACGAGCTACACACGCGGCCGCGCCACTCGAGGTCGCCGAATAGCGAGATCGCTCGATACTGCTCCCCTCGATGCGGAGAGCGCCATTGGCTCGCAAAGTGGAAAGAAGAGCATGGAGAAACATACTGGGCCACACGAGATCGAGTTACACAACTCAGAGAAGCGTCTACCTCTGCTCGCAGAGTGCGAAGTGGAGTCAGTGGTTCACCAACTAATCGAGACACTGGAGGAGGTTGCGGCGATGCTAGAGCCACGAGATAGCGAGAAGCTCAAAGAGATCGCGCACAACACAGGATGGCTGGAGGCACTAGACGCCCTGGCTGAAGCCGTCGAGAGGATCGCTTCAGCGATGGAGCGAATCATTGAGAAGAAGGAGGGGAAGTGATGTCCACGGACACCGTATCGCGCGAAATGTACGACGCTCTAGAGAGTGGCATCGAGATTGCCACCCGAGAGTACGAGTCAACGATCAAGGATCTAGAGAGCCAGCTTGCAGAGTCGAACGCTCTCACCCATAGGCTCGCGGAGGAGGGGCTCGAGAATCGGGAACTGGTTGAGTTCTTGGATAACCACGGGCTGAACCTCGAGCTCTACGAATTCCCAATAGGCAGAGAGACTCTCGAAGCCCTTGCCGATCAGCCATTCAGCGCGATGATTAGGGAAGAGATGGATCGACTCGCGGAGGAGAAGAGGAGGATAGCTACCGCGCTCCATCGCGAATGGGCAGAAGCCGCCGAAGAGGATCGCTCACTAATGGGCGCAGAGCGCCTCTAGCCTGTCATGTCTGCTCTTTTGCATACTCCCGCAGCGAGTGCAACCCTTCAGGGGTCTAGCGTTCCAGCTAGGCCCTTGAGGGGGGATGAGTATATGGAGTATGGAAAGGTGCGAAGCCGCCGCAGCCGGCGCAAAGACGGGAGCGAGCTCGTGCAGTGGAGGATTGATTTCTCACCGCAGTTACAGGGCTCAGACAGATTTTTGAACGGAGCGCACGGCCAGCGCTTTGATGATGAGCGCGACGCAGAGAGAACGAGATTGCGGATCTGCACAATGGTCGAAGATCTCGAGCTCTCGCTACTCGACGCAGTTGGCCGATATCGCGTGGGCGCCTCGAAGCCTAATCTTATCGCGACGCATATAGCACGCTGGAGAGCCTGGGCAGAAGGCGAGCTCCAGCCATGGACACTCTACGACTATGACAAGAGCCTGAGAAACCATTTCGGCTTCTGGGATGGGAAAGTGATTTCAGACGTTACGACCCCGCACGTGCGCGACTGGATAGCAGAGCGCCGCTCGGCAGGGTGTAGCCCGAAGGTTATCAAGAACGCGATGGTGCCTCTGCGCGCAGCGTTCAGGCATTACCGCGAGGGGAGCCCGAAGGTGCCAGACATCATCTGGCCGGCAGTGAAGGTGCCTAAGACGAGGCGGCAGGCTATGGCTTTCTCTGATGTGCTCTCAGTCGTCGCTGCGATCCCCGAAGAGGATCAAGGCATTTTCCTGTGCTCGCTCTATACGATGTGCAGGCCAGGAGAGGCGCGCGGGATAACTGTCGGAAGCTATGATTTCAAGACTGGAGTCCTTACGATTCAGGAGGCCCTGAAGAGTAAGAGCGGAGTCGCGCCCAAGCGAGGCAGCACCAAGACAGAGGAATCAGGGGACTACCCTCTGCCCGCCGAGCTCCGCGACTGGATAGCAAAGCACCGTGGAACCGATCGCCTCCAGAAGCGCGCGCCGCTCTTCATCAATCCGCGATCAGGCACAGCCTATAGCGAGAAGGCTCTACGCAATCGATGGATCACAGCGTGCACCGATGCGGGTGTTGAGTATGTGAGCATCTATCGAGCGCTCAAACATTCACCGGGCACAGCGCTCCTCGAATCGGGACTATCGCGCGATGATTTACAGGCAGCGTTCCGGCATAAGAGCGCCAGCACTACGATGATTTATGACCTCGAGAAGACTCAGCGCCGAGCTCGGGCAACTCAAAAGCTAGAGGCTCTCGCTGGAGCCAGACACAAGCCAGACACAGAGTTGGCAGAGGCTAAAAGCTAATGATTCCGGGGGCTTGCGTGGTGGGGCGTAGTGGATTCGAACCACGGGACCAGCGCGGAATCTGTTGTGATAGCGGGCAGTTGCGCTCGCTTGATATCGCCAGACACACGCCAGACACAGAGGGGAAGAGATCAGCATGACCCAAGACATCCGCCAGCCAATGACGCCGGCCGAATTCGATGCAGCTTGCCGCGAGTTAGAGGCGATCTGGGGGGAAGAGATTTCGCAAACAAGCGGGTTCCGGTCCCCTTCGCATAACGCCAAGGTATTTGGCCACCTCGAAAGTAAACATATGATCGGGATGGCACGCGACTACCTGTACGAGCATAAAGCCGCTAGAGGGCTGACCTTTGCTGAACTCAAGCACCGAGGGTTCTGGGCGGTGAAGTACGACGACTGGGGCTGGCACATCCAAGGCCTGGCACCCGGACCACCACCTGAGTGGTGGGTTGCGAAGTATGGGAGGGGGTAGAGATGAGTAGGTTGCTAAGAGATCTCGCAGCGATGCAGTGTCGGCTACATAACGAGGGGAACCTATTCGCGGAAGACTCCAGCGATATCAAAGAGGCTATTGACGCAATCAAAATGTCGAATGAGCGCATCGCTGAACTCGAAAAGGATATTGAAGGGATCGAAAGATTCCGCCGGCTCCGGCACAACGAAGAGATGCAGCGATACGAACAGGGCGATTGCGATGGAGACTCCGGGCGATGTACGGGGACGCTCGAAGAGGACCCGGACGGGGAGTGGGTTCTGTACGAAACAGCGAGCGAGCGCATCGCTGAACTCGAAGACACGCTAGCAAGGGCGAAAACAAAGGCGGCTCGGTGGGATGCGTTGATGGGTGAAGGGCGCGTACACATATGGAACCGCATCCCGCCGCAGTATGGGATGGAGAGGGCTTGGACAACCATCCACACTGGGGCATTCGTGCAGTCTGTTTATGACTCCCCAGAAGCCCTCGCCGATGCGTTGATTGAAGAGGAGGGGTAGAGATGAACCAAGAAAAACTCAGAGAGATACTGCGAGCGCATGAGTTATGGGTAAGCGACTCCGACACGGGGGCGCAAGCAGGTCTCAGCAATACAGATCTCAGCAATGCAGATCTCAGCTATGCAGATCTCAGCTATGCAGATCTCCGCTATGCAAATCTCCAAAATGCAGAACTCCGCAATGCAATTCTCCGCAATGCAATTCTCCGCAATGCAGAACTCCGCAATGCAATTCTCCGCAATGCAATTCTCCGCAATGCAAATCTCCGCTATGCAGATCTCCACAGTGTAAATCTCCGCAATGCAAATCTCCGCTATGCAGATCTCCGCAATGCAGATCTCAGCAATGCAGATCTCAGCTATGCAGATCTCCGCAATGCAGATCTCAGCTATGCAGAACTCCGCAATGCAATTCTCCGCAATGCAGAACTCCGCAATGCAATTCTCCGCAATGCAATTCTCCGCAATGCAGAACTCCGCAATGCAAATCTCCGCAATGCAAATCTCCGCAATGCAAATCTCCGCTATGCAGATCTCCACAGTGTAAATCTCCGCAATGCAAATCTCCGCTATGCAGATCTCCGCAATGCAGATCTCAGCAATGCAGATCTCAGCTATGCAGATCTCCGCAATGCAGATCTCAGCTATGCAAATCTCCAAAATGCAAATCTCCGCTATGCAGTCGGTGTTGCCTTCTTAGATATGGCTGATCCGCGAGGTTACACGCCGATAGTATCAGAGACGGCAACGGGCTGGGTGATCCATAGCGGCTGCCGGTCGTTCTTTGTCCCTGAGGCGTTGGACCATTGGGGAGGCAGTCGCTATCCGAACCCAACTATCGGCGAGAGGTACGTGCGAGCTATTAATGAATTGCCCGAGTGGCAAGGAGAGGAGGGGTAGAGATGCAGCGATACGAACAGGGCGATGGAGGATTGAGGGTGGCCATATGCGATCTATGCAAAGGCATGAGTTCATGCGAGTGCGGAAATATTTGCCCCGAGTGCGCCCCGGACATCCTCCCGCTAGAGGGCCGCATCGCTGAACTCGAAAAAGAGGTTGCGGCAGCCAGGGGGAAGGTGCTCGACATGGCGTTACTCCTCAAGGAGGAAGAAGCCCGACTAGCAGAGGCGAAAACAAAGGCGGCTCGGTGGGATGCGTTGATGGGTGAAGGGCGCGTACACGTATGGAACCGCATCCCGCCGCAGTATGGGATGGAGAGGGCTTGGACAACCATCCACACTGGGGCATTCGTGCAGTCTGTTTATGACTCCCCAGAAGCCCTCGCCGATGCGTTGATTGAAGAGGAGGGGTAGAGATG